TGATTGTGACGAATATGTGTATAAGTTTTCCAAGGCCTATGATGTTTTTAGTACAAAAAGCATTAGTCCAATATACAGATCATAAGGGAATAAAAAGTCTCGTTTTGGCAGTTGGCAATGGAGATAATGATTTTCTAGGTTGGGCCCTTGCAAACGGCCGATTTGTTGAAAAAACCCGTGGTATGGGAATTTAATTTAAAAATTATCATTTAGGGTATTGACAAATACCCCCCAGCATGGTATAAATAAGATACAGTTTGATGATACGAATTGAATGCTGAACTGGACTTGGGGGCAGTACCCAACGCCTCCACCATAAGTCCATTTGGACTAGAGTGGATTTATGATGGGGGCGAAACAGGATCGACAGGCAGAGATAGATGAGAGTAGAACTGTGGATTGACCACCTTATAGGTCACTAAAGTAAACGCAAACGATAACTTTGCACCTATGGCACTTGCTGCTTAGCAGTAAATGTTAATGGAGTTTCGGTAGGTTCCTTAGCAACAGAATAACCTACCACTTTAAAGGATGAAATACTTTTATCCTATTTGTCATGATAAGGAGATATTTTTTATGACTACTACTACCCAGACCGCAAAGGTCGCAGCCGCACTAGTTAATGGTGCATCACTAACCGCTAAACAGATTTCGTCACGTTATGGTGTTAAAAATGTTCGTGCAGTTATTAGCCAGCTTCGTTCAGAAGGTCTTTCGATCTATTTGAACAAGCGTGTATCGTCTTTTGACGGTGAGACATATATGAAGTATATGCTCGGTACACCAACAAAGGCAGTTGTAGCTGCTGGTTACAAGGCACTACGCACAGCGTAATGTCTAGGAATTGCTGTATATCGACTTCGGACGCAGCAGGGGTCATCACCTAATAGATGCGTGGGGGGTCATGGTTAACCCCCCAACTTTTAATTATTATGAAAGAATATATAAATGCCTTTGAATACATCTAAAACATTTTCCCTCAAAATAGAAGAGATTGCTCTTGAGAAAGAAATAACTCACATGGATGCCGTATTGTGGTATTGTGAGAGAGAAGGTCTTGAGCCTGACTCATTACGTCCTTTAATTTCAAAATCACTGAAGGAAAAAATCGAAGCAAACGCAAGAGAATTAAATTATTTACCAAAATGTGCTCAATTACCCATATAAGGTACTTGACTTTTATGTTGGTTTGTAGTATTATTATATTATGAATAGACTAGCGGAAGTACTAAACGAGTTGAAAGAACTTAATCGAAAGATTACAGCCTTAGGGAATGTTGAAAAACGTAAACCATTTAGTTTGAAATCTGATTTAGATCATATTGCAAATCTTAAAAAGGTTAAGCAGGAACTTAGAGAAGAAATTGATACCTTGGAAAGTCAATAAGGTATAGTTCAACTGTCAGGACTGATGACAGCAACCCTTGCAATGGAGACTTCAAATGGAAGTGACAGTGCATTTGGATGGTGACCCCGCCATCCGTGAAGAAGGTTTCTTCGCCTCTAAGGTGGTGGAATTGGAAAATCAAGTTAAGGCGCTTGGTTATGAGAACGCTGAATTGGTGAAAACCAATGAAGAGTTGGGTGAACGAGTTAAAAAACTCGCCTCCCGCCAACCAAGTTGGCCTAAGGGATATCGCCCGAATCGTAATAATCGGCGATAAATGAGTGTGTGCCGGTGTAGCTCAACGGTAGAGCAATTGCTTTGTAAGCAATAGGTTGTGAGTTCGATTCTTACCACCGGCACCATTTTTAAGGAGAAAAAGTTATGCTTAAACGTTTAATGAGATGGTTAGAAAGATATACAACCAGTAAATCTGGAGCAGAAATGAATAACAAAAGAAGAGAAGAACAAATTAAATTTGAGGATTTGTGTAAGTAATGAAAGTTCGTTTGATTTCTTATTCAAAGCCAGATAGAGTTATTGGTGTAGATGATGTTCAAGACCTTATTGCATATTGTGCCAGAGTATCAAATCCAGATAACCAAAATAATTCTGACACAGCTAAAAAACTCATCAAATATTTGATCAAGCACAAGCACTGGTCGCCACTAGAAATGGCCAGTGCTTGTCTTGAAATTGAGACAACCAGAGATATTGGAAGACAGATACTACGCCATCGTTCATTCTCATTCCAAGAGTTCAGTCAACGATACGCTGACCCGACAAAAGACTTGGATTTTGTTACTAGAGATGCTCGACTACAAGATGATAAAAATCGTCAAAACAGTGTTGAGTTAGATAGTGAGAGTGAGTTACATTTTCATTGGAAGATGAAACAGGAAGTTATTATTAATACTGCAAAAGAAACATATGAATGGGCCATTAAAAATGGTATTGCAAAAGAACAGGCCCGTGCAGTATTACCAGAGGGTAACACTGTGTCTCGAATGTATATGAATGGAACCCTTCGCAGTTGGGTTCACTACATAGAACTAAGAAGTGCTAACGGCACACAGAAAGAGCATATGGATATTGCAAAAGCTTGTGCGGTAGAAATTGCGAGAATATTTCCTTTGATCGGAGAGTTACATAATGACTGAAATTCCTATTTTCCCAGCTGGTGTACTGAAGATATACCAAAATCCTAATCCACCAGAAGTCCCTTCTATGGATGAGTTTGAATTTAATCAACAAGCAGTTGCAAATCCCGATACAACACAGTTCAAGGATACTCCTAACATCATTGACCATGAAGGTCTTGCTGATCTAAGGACATGGTTCTATGAATGCACTAAAGATTATCTTGACAACGTAATGACTCTTGATCATCGTGATTTTTGGATTCATGAGAGTTGGTTGAACAGTGCAGACCCAGGCAGTCAACAGAGTATGCACAACCATGGCAATTCTCTTATCAGTGGTGTGTATTATGTCAAGTCTAGTCCAAAGCATCCACCTCTAGTGTTTGAGAAGATGCCGTCAAATAGTGACCCATTTTTCTCACTGAGAAAGCACTACAGTAAAGCAAATGCAAACTTTACTAACAAGATTGCTATGCCTTGTACAGAGGGTTCATTAATCATGTTCAACTCATATCTGTTTCATGGTTTCTCACAGAATGTCACAGATGAATCAAGGATCAGCCTTGCATTCAATGTACTTGCAAACCTATCTGAGCGTGACGCATATAAACTTGACTTTGTAAAGAATGAACGCTGGTTAGACGATGCATCTGTAAGTTATACAGTCAGCACTGACGGAGCGTCAGGGAAGATTGACCGAAGGATGAGTAAGTGAAAGCTGTTGTCATAGGTAACGGTGAGTCTAGGTCTTGGTATAACCCAGATACTAAATGGGCTGATATCAGGACATGGGGTTGTAATGCCGTTTACCGTGACGCTACTCCTGACAATCTTATTGCTATGGACTATGCAATGCAACAAGAGATATATGACTCTGGTTATAAAGGCAAATGTTATTTTTCCAACTGGACCATTGTTCCATCAGAAGTCGCTGATATGATGCTCATGGGATTTGATATACCAGATACATTTATTCACAGAAGTAAGAACAGAACTGATCAGTGTGTTATATCTGGCAAAGACCCTGCTACTCTTCATGAAAAGGTTGAGGCTGCAATAAAACAATTTCCCAAGCTTGATATAAATGACCTCAAACTCAAGATGGAAAAGGATGTTGGTATTTGGATCACCTATGTAAATGAGGATGATAACATTACAGACGTTGGTAATTCTGTCCTATCAACTGGTAATATGGCTTTGTTACTAGCATGTCATGAACACGGTGCAAAAGAGATTTATATGTTGGGGTACGATTTGAGTTCATATGATGAATCACTCAATAATATATACAAAGGAACAGACAACTATTTGCCTGCTACTGCAAAGGGGTTCAATCCTATAAACTGGACAAATCAAATGAACGAGCTCTTTGATAAGTATAAAAATATAACTTTTTATTGGGTAGACTGCAATAGGTCATTGACAAAAACTAAAGAACATGATAATATTATATACTTGACAAAAGAAGAGTTTTGTAAAGAGTTACTATTGAATGATTACAAATAAGGAGAAGATATGCCAAAAAGACCAGAACTAGCACTGAAAAGTGGAAAGAGTAAGGGACTTAAAAAGTCCCAAGTAGAAGCTCATAAGAGAACCGCAGATGTTTGGGAACTTGCGGGTAAGGGTGACTATTACGAATCTGAATCCTATAAAGATTTAGTGGAAGCACAAAAACGATCTAATATTCCAAGAGAAGAAAAGGTCGCTGCTTATGCTGATGAGGGATTTGACAAGGATGGATTCAAAGATGGAGTTCATAAAACCGGCCTTTTGCTGGAAGAATAAATACAAAAGGGTATTGACTATTATACCCTATTGTGTTACTATTAAACAATCGACATACGTTAAACATACGCAAACATAAGGAAACATACGATATGTCATTTGCTACAATGAAGAAACAAAACAGTCTTGATTCGCTGCTGGGTGCTGCCCAGAAAGAATCTGCCCCCCAAGAGAAAAAGTCCTATGTGGATGAACGACTCTGGAAACCTACGATGGATAAGTCCGGCAACGGATATGCTGTCATTCGTTTCCTTCCGGCATGTGAAGGTGAAGACCTTCCTTGGGCCAAGGTCTGGAACCATGCGTTCCAAGGACCAACTGGTCAGTGGTTCATTGAGAACTCTCTCACCACTCTAGGCAATAATGATCCTGTATCAGAGTATAATTCCAAACTATGGAACTCTGGTGTAGAATCAGACAAGGAGATTGCCCGTAAACAGAAGCGCAAGTTGCAATACTTCGCCAACATTTATGTGGTAAGTGATTCGGCCAATCCTCTGAATGAGGGTCAAGTCTTTCTTTACCGTTTCGGTAAGAAGATTTTTGATAAGGTTATGGAAGCAATGCAACCTGCCTTTGAAGACGAATCTCCTATCAATCCGTTTGATTTTTGGAACGGTGCGAACTTCAAGTTGAAGCTTCGTAAGGTAGATGGTTACTGGAACTATGATAAGTCTGAATTTGAGGGTGCATCTGCACTGTCTGAAGATGACGATGTTCTTGAAGGCATCTATAAGAAACAGTATCCTCTAGTTGAGTTTACTGCTGCCTCTAACTTCAAGTCCTATGATGAGTTGAAGACTCGTTTGGACATGGTTCTCTCCGGCACAGTTGCTGCAAATACTACAGTGCAGACGCTGATGGAAGACGAACCTACTGCAACTCTTACGGTTGATACCAAAGAGACTCCGGCACCAACAGTGACGGTGACAGCAGATGATAATGATGAAGATGACGCTATGTCATATTTTGAGAAGTTGGCAGAAGATGGGTAAGGCGGGTAGACTATCCTAGTTGCAGAGTAAGACTCGAACTAAAAATACCGCTACATAGAGCCCCCACTGAGAAATCAGTGGGGGTTTTTACATTAGAAGTCTAGGGATGATCTTATTCTATCTAGAGCAAGGTTATTAGGTCTAGATGTTATTGGATAAGTTGACGTTGATTGGTTTGATGTTGACGTTGGCGCTGATATAGAAACATTACCACCACCACCACCACCGGCAGCTGCTCCAGTAACTGGTGGACTTGCAGAAACCATTTCTCCTTGTCGGAATTTTGCTGACATTGATCCACCTGCCTTCATTACATTCTCACGGGTCATTCCCGCTGCTTGTGCTTTTTCAAGCATCCTAAGTTTCGTTCTTGCTCTTGATTTAATTGAACTTTTTGTGTTAGGATCGGCTATCTGTGCCTTCAATTTATTAATTCTTTTTTGATCCCTACTGACATTGGCATTGGCAACTTCCTTTGATGCAGATGCAAGACTAGTAGAAGGACTTCCCGCTGGTTGACCACCAGAACGGCCTGTGCCACCTGATCCTGATTTTTCTGAACTTCCAAAAAATCTACCAAGAGTAGAACTAACTTTTTCTATAAGACTAGGTTGATTTTTTTGCATTGCATTGAATACTTTTTCATATTCTGCAGCAGTTTGAGGTGTAATTTCTGGAATTTTAATACCTTGAAGAAGTGATATTTTAGATGCATCAAGGCCATTGATGGAATTTATTGCTTTATCAAATGCTGACAATCCAGCTGGATTACCACTACCCAATGCTTTGACTACCTTTTCAATACCCTCAATTACACTGTCATCAACTTTAACTCCCTTCTCAAAGAGTTCTGCGTTTTTAACAAATGCGTTAAGAGCATTGGATGCATCTGTAATACCCTGAGAGTTTTTGGCAAGTTCTAACAACTCTGAAATTGGACCACCGCCGCCAAGCATTTTACCTAACGAACCAAGTAGGCCTGGACTACCAAGACCATCAAGCGCTTCTTTAATCGATTCGATACCTGACGCTGTTGCCGCCATGGTGCCAGGATCAATTTTAGAAAGTTTCTGAATTGATAGGGTTTGTGCTTCAAGTACAGCAATCTGCGCTTCTGCTTCTGCCTTGGCGTCACCTTTAACCGCATTTACTACTGTTGCAATACCTTCTGCTACAGAGGTTATCACGCCTGATATCGTGTCTCCAATTGCCGTAATAACACCAGAAATACCATCAAGAACTTCCTTAACGGCCGATCCAATTTTCCTAATAGAGTTGCCAATACTGTCAATTATTCCTCTAATTTGAGTACCAACTGCTGTTATAACACCACCTATTTCTCTTAATATAGCTGGTACTTCTTTGATAGCAGTCATGAGGACGTTGCCAATAACATCAGCAACCTTAATCAAGACAGGAGCAATTGCAGCAAATGCAGGCGCTGCAAGTCTTAGTGCTGCACCTAAACCAATCATTCCAAGAGTGAATACAGCTAAACCAGCAATGACTAATGGATTTGCAAATGACATTATTCCTTTTGCAAACATTTTTAGAAATATCATTAATCCTTTTCCAGCGAATTTTAGAAGTAAACCAATGCCTTTACCAAGTGCGCCTAATCCAGCACCAAGTTTTGCAAGCATTCCGCCACCGCCACCACCGCCACCAGAACCTTCGTCACCACCGCCGCCTCCACCGCCGCCAGATGCATT